CCGATCATCATGCCGATCGTGGAAATCACAGCCACGATTCCCGTAATAATTCCCATAATCGCCGCAGAAATCCCAGTCGCTACGGTGGTTAAATAGGCTAAAATCATGGCGCTTATGCCCACTAAGACCGTCCCGATCATCGTCCCGATCGTAGAAATAGTGGCAATTATTCCACTGATAACCCCAGAAATCATTGTCCCTATCCCCATAAAAGCGGCTCCGATCCCAGCACCCAAACCCTGAAAGATAGCGATCGCCGGGGCCATGTTCCCAGATAATGCTTGAGTTATGGCATTCCCCATAGTCGCAAATGCTAACCCGACACCCGCTACGAAATTATTTATAATCGCTTGAGCAGCCAAAATCATAGAGCCAATTGCGGCCGGGATTTGGGCAAGGTTGGCAGGTAGTTCTGACAGTACAGCAGGGATTGCAGCAAAAACCCCAGCGACACCTTCCCAACTACCTGTAACTAGAAACGCCCCCGCCGCAATGACCCCCACCGCTACAGCAACTAGTCCGGCAGCAAGTAGAGCAGCAGCACCCAACGGAGCAAACATGGCTCCTAAACCAATTGCAGCCGCACCCCCGCTTATAGTTGCTATGGCAGTTCCTACGGATGCGATCGCCATGAGAAAACCACCGACTGCAACGGCTGCAACCCCGATCGCTGCAACAATCCCCAAAATGGCAACACCGACTGCAATGATGCCGGGGTTAGCTTGAGCAAAACTTGCAAAAGCCGTAATCATGGGCTGGATCGCAGAGATTACCTTATTTATAGCTGGGAGAATTGCACTGCCGATCGTAGTCCCTAGCTCCGTAAAATTGTTCTTGAGCAGTTGCGTCTCTGAGGCGGTGGTACTGGCGAATATCTCGAAGCTGCTTTGCATTGTAGAGAAACCAGCGTCTCCCGCCTTTTTACCGGATAGGTCGATCGCCGTAGTGAATTGATCCATCCCGGCAGCGGCGGTCATAATCTCATCCGAAAAACCGACCCCAAAGATTTTAGATAGAGCAGCCCCGGCTTGTGGTCCCGCCGTTTTTACTTTTTGCAGAAAACCTAAATAAGCATCCGTTCCTTCCCCACTCTCAAAAGCTGCCTGCATCTCGGTGGCACTAACACCCAAAGCCTTAAAACCCGCTTGAGCCTCGCCGCCTAAGCTGGTTGCTGATGCTAACTTAACTGCCGTGGAATTAAACGCCCTAGCTGCCCGTTCAGGGGCTAATCCTAAGCTAGTAAAGGCAGCGGCCAAACCCGCAACATCGCTTTCACTAATTCGATAAACGCTAGCCACCCCCGCAACCTGTTTTGTAAATTCAATAATCTGCCCCTCACTGGTGGCCATGCTATCTCCAAGCGTGTTGACCACATCCCCAAACCGTGACAACCTAGAGAAGTCCACCTGCCCGGCTGCGTCAACCATTCGGAATGAGTTGGCAATCTTCGCCCCGCCCTCCGCCGCTTGCTGTGCGGTCATGTCAAAGGCTACTGCCATAGTGGACATCAGGGTTGTAAATTGTCCAAGGTTGGGGATGCTTACCCCCAACTTTGCCCCTTCAGCACTAATTTCAGCAAGGTCGGTCGCTGCTCTGGGGATGACTCTAGATAGCCCTAATATCTCAGTGCTTAACGCTCGATACTGTGCTGAATTGACCGGGATGTTTGCAGCTTTTGCGACATTAGCCATAGAGCTTTCAAACTCAACCGCCGCTCCGACCGCAGCCGTACCAATCCCAATAATGGGCAGAGCGATCGCCGAACCCATCCCCACTAGAGAGGAGCCAACCGCCCCAATTTGAGCTAGTCCCTTGACACTGTTTTGGACTCCAGAGATGACCGCACTGGCATTATCGATCGCTTCGATCGTGATAGAGAGGAGACTAGAAGCCATTTAATTTCTTTTCCTCCGATTAACGGGAATTTCTCTTTTTTGTTCTTGGGGATTAGGGGTTAAAAGTCCAGAGATCGCCCCTAGTCCGGAACTACTCAAAACGATCAAGAGTTGGGGAATTTCGACCCCCTCTGCTGTCAGCCATACCCCCGCCGCTAGGGAGAGTAGGACGGTGGTGCATAGAGTGGTGATTATCAGTCGATAGGCAAAGAAGTATTCTGCTTTTGACCTTTGCTCTCTCAGTAGAAAAGCTAGATCATTTTGATTTCGGAGATAGAGAATTTCTTGCTCACTTTGCGTAATCTGGATGTCCTTTATCGCTTGCTCGATTTGGATCTTTGTGATGTCTTGAGCATCCTGATCCCTTTCCAGATTATCGAGTTCTGCCGTGGCTTTGGCAATCACTGGCATGCTGGCTAGTTGCTTCTCTGTCAGGTCAATTGCGGCGTTTTTGAGGTTTCTTATATCTGTAGAGTTGGCAACGGTTGTCGATCGGGCAAGCTCTTCTTTCCTAAGCTGAAGGGCTTCCAATCGAGCAAGCTCCTCCCCCACAGACTCATCACTTAATGCTTTGGCTTCGATCGGGGGGTTTGGAGAATCTTGAGAATTTGAATCGTTGGGCATTTACCCCCCTATTTTTTCCTAAGTCTTTTATCCAGAGCTTTTTGATAATCCCGTGCGTGACCAATCCAGTAAATTAGGTCGTCTAAATCGAGATTGTAAATATCCCCAATCCCCCAGCCCGTTATCTGGCAAAAAGCAATTAGGTCACTTTCTGTTGGAGCTGAGAAAAAAGGTTATCAAGCCTATTGGTGAGGGTATAAACATCCTCGAAAGTCAGTCCATCATCATCTTCCAACATATCGATCGTGATGGGTAGATCATCGAGTAGGTACGATCTCATTACTATCTCTTTAGTGGCTAAATCGGTATCCCGCTCGTCTTGCAGCCTTTTCCTGAATGAAAAATAATCTTTGCTACTTAATGCAAACCGCTTGGCTACTTTGCCACTGGTGAGCGTGAATGTTTCGACTGGCTCTTTCTTTTTTGTTGTCATATTAAATTCCTAGATTAGTTCTCCACTGGCTTAAAATATCAGTCCCGGCGACCTTGTAAGTATTACTAAAAATATCGATCTCCAGTAGCTCTTCACCCCCTAAAAGAAGCCGGACGTAGCTTACCGCCATTTCTGAACTGAGTTCGATCGTCTCCCCCTTTTTGAGTTTCCCCAAGGGGACGGTCTTAAATATTCCAGATAGGAAAACTACGACCGGGACTTCGATATCCCCCAGTAGTCCAGAGGTTTTCTGGCTGGCCCTTGTCTGGAGCTGCACTGGCTGGGTGGGGTTAGCGATCGCCTTGTAGCTGGCTGCGTCAAAAGAAGTCCATGTAAAAGTTGCTTCCATCGCTTCGATCCCTACAAACGTTTCCACCGTCCCTATCACCCCTAGCCCCTCATGCTCAATAAGGAGCTGTTTTATTTCTGGCAATTCAACTTCGGAGCAGGTGCCAATTTGCACAGCCCCGTTTACCCATACACTGGCATTAGATACGGTTTTAATCATTGGCTTAAATAGCTCCCAGCGTTCCGGTCAGGGTTTTTAGGTAATTGAGATCGATCAGGCTTACGATCGTGATCCGCTCAAGTGGCGGGGGTGGCATGAAGCTTAAATCAAAAGTCAGATGCCCCAAAGCAATTTGTTCCGGGGTATTCTTGGCAGGGTTGTAACTACAGTCCCCACCGATCAAGGCTCCATCCCCAATCAATTTCTGAATAAACGCTTTTACGCTTTGCGTGATCGGCATATCCAAAAATTGGAGTAAAGAGAATTCGATCGACTCGTGCAAAATATCAGCAACCCTGCGGACATTGATAAAGTTCCGGGGGTGTGTGACTGTGGGCCAAGCAGCCGATCGATTCCCCCAAGTTCTAAAGCCAGTACCATAGGCGTTAAAGATAGTGTCAATGCCCACTTCATTCAGCAGGTTAACCTCAGAGTTGGGGTCATTGATCGAAGATGTCAACGGCCTTTCTATCCCGGTTATCCCCTTAATCTCAGTGTTAGAGGATGACCACCAGTATCCTTTTTCAATGTCCTTGGCTGCAATTGCCCCGGCTCTTCGAGCGCTGTAAGGCTCTAAGACTTCGGTGTTAGTGGCTAGATCGTAAACTTTTACATGGGGATAACAGAGCATCATTCGATCGCTAGATGTATTAAATCCAAAC